GAACCTGTAGAGTCATGGACAGCGATGTGCATCGGGTTCGCGCTTCCGTACATTACCCCCGTGGAGTCCACGATGGCCGCTGCTACAGAGTTCGTTATGTTTGTGACCGCTGTGATAGTTCCGCTGTTTACAACTACCGAAGCATCAGAGTTACCGGCGATAACCACGCGGAGTGCAGAGGCCGCGTCTCCTTGAGCAACCGGACCTACAACATTTGTACTGACGGTAGCGTCTGTGGCGTGGGTAACGCGAAGTGCCCCTCCAGAGTCATTACCTGCTCCTGTTCGGATCCTATCCCACGTGCTTCCGTTGAAGCCGTAGTTGAACCCAACGAATGAGGGGGTGTCCCCAGTTGCTACAGCGTCGGTGAGCGTCTGTGTTGAGAGCGTCGAGTTGCTTGCAAGAACAACACGCATCGAACCAGCTGAGGAAGCACCCGTGTTCGTGTCGATTGTCGTTCCCGCAAGGGTTCGTATGTCGGTAGACGAGCTAGAGTTTCCAGCGACAACAACACGAAGGGCTGTTGCAGCGTCTCCGTTGTCTACTGGACCCGTGGTAAGAGGGTTGCCGTCACGGTCAAGAGCAACAACAGCGACTGAGTTTGTGACCCCAGAGACCGCGACAGTTCCATCAACGGTCAAAGACCCTCCTGCGTCACCAATAGGAACAGGGTTGCTTGTCGAGTACTGGACACCGCCGGAGTCTATGATTGCTGCTGCGACAGAGTTTGTAATACCCGTCACAGTCGTTACCGTACCAATGTTCCATGTTCCGGTCTGAGTCGCGGTTACCGATACACCAACATCTGCCGCATGGACTACTCGAAGAGTTCCTGAAGAAGCAACGCCTGAGAAGGTCGCGAGGGAGAATATGTTGCCCGACTCCTCTCCCGTATCTCCCATCGCGAGGGTACCAGTTGGAGATGAAGCGGTTGCTCCATCTGAGTATTGCGTCCCGCCCCCAAATGAGGTTATCTGATTTCCGGAGGCATCTACAATAGCCACGGCCAACCCCTTACTGTCTCCTGCACCAAATGAGGTTATTGATGAGCCATAAGAGTCTTGTACCTGTACCGTGCCTCCACTTGAGGTACCACCATATACAGGATTCCCGTCTGGATTTATTGTGACAGTTCCTATAGTTCCAAATACTCCAGTTAGATAAACTGAATCTATAGAGCCGGATAGTTGCTGCACATCAAGATGTGAAGCACGAAGTTCGGTGTCTGTTAGACCTGAGGCTCCTGTGGGGAGTTCCACCTTGAGTCTATTGTCTGGGTTTACTAGGTTCGTTCCGGTTGAGCCAAAAATGTCGTTCACCGATACACTCCATGCAGCTCCTGATACTTGAGAAACGGGGACAGAGGTTGCACGAAGTTCTGAGTCGGTAAGTCCTGACCCGCCAGTTTCAAGAGAAACACGTAGGCGGTCATCGCTGTTAATGAGGTTCGTTGCGGTCGTCGTTCGGAAGATGTCATTGACGCTGACACTCCAAGTCTGTCCTGACACTTGAGAGACCGGCTGGACAGAAGCAGCAGAGAACGTAACAGGAAGTGGATTGTCTGAGTTGTAGTATGTCCCGTCTGAGTTAACGAGGGATACGGTAGAAGAACCAGAACTAGTGACTGAAAACGCTCCCGTAACCTTGAGGAACCCGTCATTGTCTATGAGGGACGCTCCTGAAGACGCTTGGATGTCTTTTATCGTGAAAAAGTCTGTCTTGCCTGAAAAACCACCACCCCCACTAAATTGAGCTGGCTTGCCATCGAGTCCCATCATTACGACAGGCAGTGGTTTGGATTTATCTACCCCACGAAGACTGAACTCTGTCGGAAACGGAGGCTGTTCTGGGATATTGACCGTTACCTCTGGCTTCGGAACGGTAATCTTGGGAACTTTTATTTCTGGGATTTTAATCTCAGGGACTTTTATGTCAGGAACCTTTACTTCAGGGACGTTAACCGTAACTTTAGGCTCCGGCACGTTTACTTCTGGTGACTGCACGTTCACCAACGGTTGTTCTATGGAAATGCCTTTGATAGCACTCGTTACCTCGTCGGTATTGAGACGTGCACTTTCTGAAACCTTCTCCAAGAGAGGTTCCAACATACTGGGGAGCTGGGAAGAGACTTCACTTATGACCGCACGGGAAATCTCTAACTCGCGTGCCTTGTCTTCTGCCCTACGTTTTGCCTCGGCTGCCTTCCCTAGGGCGTCTGCTGCTTTTTTGAGCGCGTCATTCGGGTCCATACTACATTCCTAGAGCTTGCAAAGACTGCGTAATTGAATTCGTCAAATCCTTGGCCTCTGCTGCCTTTGCTTCTTGGTCTTTACCTTGCATGGCGTTTTGTTTTTCCTTTGTAAGCCGTTCTTCCTCATTAAGGATTTCCTCTAGTTCAGCAGGGGTGAGGTCAAGTATCTTAAGCTGGCGCATCTGAGAGAACTTGCGAAGAACCATATTGTCGGGGAACTGCGCCATGACTGCTCCCCATTTCTGGAGTCCTTTAATATCGTTTTCCTCCTGCTCTGAAGAAGAGGAGACTACTGGTTCGTATCCTGCTTCACTCTTCCAGTCAGAATTGTAGACTTTTTTCTCAAATACTTTCCCTGAAGAACTGGTCTTATAGAGTTTCATCGAGGGGAAGGAGTTCGCCTGCATCATGGCGTCCCACTTCTTTGCGAGGCGATACCATGAATTGCGATAGGATTTGGTCATGGTCTTCGCACGCTCCTGTGCCTTCCCTACGAGGATGCGAACTTCTCCGAGAGTCTGTTCTCCTGATTCAGGAGTCCCTTTATTGAGTGCTGTAGCACCTGTTCCTCGTTCTACTATCGAAGTAATAAAGTTTATTGCATTGAGAGTCTCATCAAGTCCGTTGATAGCGACCGGCATGATGGTCTTGCTCGGATCCCCAGGGGCAGGAAGCATACGCCCTGGGCCTGGTTCGTAAGTCTGCGGTTGATACCCTTGCACGGTTGCATCAAACCAGTGCATTTGGAAGTTCTGCAGTGTTCTGTTCTCTACCAACTGAGAGAAATACACGTTGACCACCTTATTCGGGACACGCACAAGGTCAGCAACGCCATCTGGGTAGATGTCATTCGTCTCCATGTCCTCGCTCCAGAACTCAAACGGCCATAGGTCAGTTCCTATTGCTTCCTTGAGGGTGTCATCAGAGAGTTCGATGGTATCTTCTGCATACACAACCACATGACGGACGAATTTATTTGTTTTTTGGTCCCAAAGTTCAGTGAAATGCTCTGTAAGAGCAACAATAGTGTCGCCGCCAGCGAAAGTAGAGAACTTATCATTCTGGAGTCCCATAGCACGGAGGCGTTCCATCGCCTTTTCCCACTGTTCTCTATTCTTTCCTGCTTGAATAATTCCCTTATCGGTCGCAAGCCAGTGTTTGAGTTGTGATTTTCCTTCTCTGGTGTATCGATTGCTCGCTAAAATCTCTCGTAGGGAGCGGAACAGATTCTGTCGAACAATAAATCGGGCAGTTTCAACATCATCGGGGCGAGTAAGAGGGTCATAGACTACATCAAAGACGTCTGGAATGGATACAGAAACACCATCTTCCTTGAGATTGAGGAACTTTGAAGAGATTCCGTATAGAAATACATTCTTTTTGTCAACAATATCCTTAAGTTCGAGACTTTCACTGCGAAAATTAGACTCCCATAGTTCTTGGTAGATAAGAGATTTCATCTCATCCCCTGAATTTTCTCTCCAAGAGATGGCAGGAGCATCATCCACCTCTGAAAGGAGGGTCTTTACCGTCTCTTTCATAAGCGGAATGTTCACCGCCTGACGCTGGGTGAGACGATTCGTGCGTACCTTGTTCCGATAGAGTTCGTAGTTCTCGTTCCAGTCCTGATGTTTTCTTTCTTGGAAGTCGCGAGCAGACTTCTTCTCATTAAGAAGTTTCGTTAACTTATCATTCGGCTGGATATTTATTGAGGTGTCAACGGTTTCAGCGGGCATGTTAGGCTGTAACCCGCTCTCGGTCAGAGTAAGAGTTTGTTGTTATTGTCGTACGAAAAGAATTTCTGTCAAGCGGGCTTTCACGCTGGCTTTCTACGCTTGAAAGGAAAATAATCTAATTGGATGCCCATGAAGTTTCCTTCTGGGTCAAAATGAATAATGGTCTTCCCAGATTTCACTCCCGAAAGACCGCCAGAACGAATAAGCGCAGTAACTATCTCCGTAAATCTCGGAATGTCGACCTGTTCGACGTTCTCCGTATTTATCGTTATGGTGAAGGTAGTCATCAAAAGGCCAAATCTCTGTCTTGGTAATAGCCCTGTGGAAGCGGACTCGCTTGCATCACAACTTTTGGCTTCTTCACGATTGAAACTATACCATAGCGAATTGCGTCCATCATATCTGAATACAAGTGACTGGGGACATTCAAAGTCTTTCCATCCTTATCAACATCCCAAAGATAGTTCATATACCCCTTGTGGATGTTGGTACTTCTTCTCGTATAGGAAATCCGCTGTTCAGCGACAAGGTCTATGCTCCACTTCACCCACGTCTTGTCCTTGGTATCTCCCTTGGTCTTCTCTATCCCTACCGCATTGACCCCATAGGACTTAAGTTCCTCGATAGACTTAGGCTCCGCAGAATCACATACCACCAGCGTATTAGGAGCTAACTGATTCAGGAGGGTGTCAGCGATCTGCTTATTGCTCATACCCTTCCTGAAAAGAACCTCATCAAGGATGAACCCGCCATCTTGGTAATAAACATCCACAATGGCGGTAGGGTCGTTGGTAAAGCCAAAGTCTAGCCCCCTTCTCTCCAATCTCCCCGTATGGGGAACTTCATCCACCATCTTCCAATCGTTGTATATTTTCCCTTCCACATCGCCAAGTTGGCCAAGACCATAGACATCCCACCAACCCTTTCTATCCCTCCGGCTCTCAAGCTCATCAACAATCGTCTGCGGCAGGGCCTCATTATCCTTATAGGTAAGAATAATAAAGTCATGGTCTGCCTTAGGCAGGATTTCCTCATGCACCCAGAAAGAGGCTACAGGGTTATAGTCCAAATAGATATCGCCATCGGTACGAATAGCGAGCTGGGTATAGGTCTCATAGCTTATATTGTTCGCCTCATTGATGAAAAGCACATTTCTTCTTGGCCCCCTAACCTTTTCGCTATTATCCGCAGAAAAAAATTCTATCCTGCTCCCTGTCTCAAAGGTATAGATATAGTCAGTCCTATTCCATCTGGCCTCATCAAAATACTCATGGGACTCCATAATGGCTAAAAAGTCCCTAATAGCCCCTCTCTTAAGGTGAGGAATGGTTTCACTCACAACGCTAAATATCTTTCCTCGCTCAGTTTGCGCCCGATCTATAAGAAGAAGGAGAATAGCAATAGTTTTTCCCGCAGAAGAACCTCCCTGAATAATCTTCAACCTCTTGGAGAGGGAATTAATCTTCTTAACCGCTGTAGTAACAGTAAAAGGCATCTACTAAGAGATTAGCATAGAATAATCACATGATTTCCTCTATCACACTTTCGCCACTCGGAGAAGGAGAAAAATTTTGTGAGTCT